TGGCATACAAGTCAAATTCTCATTTTTATTTAATGAGTCCCTAATTACTCGAGCGAGAAACTATCTCGTTGATGAATATCTCCATCGTTCCGATTGTACACATATGTTGTTTATTGATTCGGACATCCACTTCAATCCGCAAGATGTAATTGCTTTGTTGGCAATGGATAAAGAAGTGTCTGGTGGTCCCTATCCCAAGAAAGCAATTAAATGGTCATCTGTTAAGAAGGCTATGCAAAAGAATCCAGATATTGATGCTGGTTTGTTGGAGAAAGTTACTGGTGATTATGTTTTTAATCCAGTTAAAGGCACAGCACAATTTCAAGTTACTGAACCATTAGAAGTTATGGAAATCGGTACCGGCTTTATGATGATTAAACGTGGTGTATTTAAGAAAATGGAAGAAGCATATCCTTCTATTCGTTACAAACCTGACCATGTAGGTCAAGCACACTTTGATGGCACACGATACATTCATGCCTTCTTTGATACTGTAATTGATAGCAAAGAATCAATTACTGGTGGCGGTTCTGACCGTTATCTTTCAGAAGATTATATGTTTTGTCAAATGTGGCGAAAGATTGGTGGACAAATCCATCTCTGTCCATGGATGAAAACATCACATATCGGCACCTATCATTTCCAAGGAGATATGCCAGCTGTCGCTAATTATGTTGGAGAGATGTGATGACGATGCAAGATTGGTGTGTTGTTAAAGCATCACAAACTGCCAATACAGGCGGTAGAAAATTTGATGGAGGGAAATTACAATATGGTTTACTTCCACCAGAAGCACTAAAAGCAACAGTAGAAATTTTAACTTTTGGTGCTCAGAAGTATGAACCAGGTAATTGGAAAAAAGTACCAGATGCCAAGCGTAGATATTTTGATGCTATGATGCGTCATCTATGGGCTTGGCATAGCGGTGAACAAAATGATGACGAGTCTGGTAAGAATCACCTAGCACACGCCATGTGCTGCTTGATGTTTTTGTATGAACATGATACAATTGATTTATTAAATAATGGAGAAGTGAATGAAACTATCAAATGAAACACTAACGGTGTTGAAGAATTTTTCGGCAATCAACCAAGGAATTCAATTCAAGAAAGGGAAGAAACTAACTACTGTATCTTCCAGTAAAACTGTATTGGCACAAGCCAATCTTAAAGATGAATTCCCACAAGAATTTTGTGTATATGACTTGAATGAGTTCTTGTCTGTACATTCACTCTACAAAGATTCGGAGATTGATTTCACCGATTCTGATATTATCTTTAAAAACGGTAAACGTAAAGGTAACTATCGTATGACTGCCTCTACAATGATTGTCACGCCACCAGAAAAAGAAATTACTTTACCTTCTGTTGACTGTGAATTTACATTGTCGGCTGAAGACTATGATTCTCTGATGAAGGCCGCAAGTGTACTATCATCACCAAACATCGCAGTTCAATCTGACGGTGAAGTTATTGAGTTGGTTACTTTTGATGCCGCCAATAACGCAGCACACACAAACACAATTGAAGTTGGTGCAGGTAATGGTAAAACATACAAGATTGTTTTCAAAACGGATAACATTAAACTTATCGCTGGAAGTTATGTAGTAAGGATTTCATTCAAAGGTATTGGTCACTTTCAAAATACCAAAGATGATATTCAATATTGGATTGCTTTTGAAGCTAAAGAATCTAAGACTGGAGCTTAATTTTGTTAATATATTTTACAGACGATGTAACTAAAAATAAATTTGCTATCAATCCCAAATATGTTGTCGGAGTTTTTATTGCTTCCGATGAAAAGAATAATGGTAAGACGGTTATTTCTATGATTAACGGTTCATTTTTGATTGAAGAAAGTCAACTTGAAGCTGTTGGTATGATACAAGGACAATTAAATGACTAAAGTAAACACACTATTCGGTTCTTATGACGAAGACGATTTGAAGAAATTGAAAGGTTATGTGGATGAAGTTGTACTTCATATGCACAGAAATGATGGTAACAATCAAGCTATCAAAGATATTGTAGACATTGCAAATGACGAACTCAAGATTCCTAAAAAGATTCTTAAACGTATGGCAAAGACACAACATAAGAATTCATTCCAAACTGATGTGGCCGAATCAAAAGAGTTTGAAGCCTTATTTGAAAGTATTACTGAAATCAAGTAATCAATTATATTATATTATGAAAGAAGTGAATTATGGAACATCTATTGTGGACCGAAAAGTATCGGCCAAAGACTGTGGAAGATTGTATTCTTCCGGAATCAATCAAAAATACATTTTTAGAATATGTCAATAGAAAAGAGATACCAAATTTATTACTCTCTGGTTCGGCTGGAGTGGGCAAGACTACAATTGCAAGAGCTCTCTGTGAAGAAGTTGGTTGTGATTATATCGTTATCAATGGTTCAGATGAGTCTGGCATTGATGTTCTGCGCAATAAAATTAAAAACTATGCTTCGTCTATAAGCTTCTCTGGCGGCCGTAAGGTCATCATTATAGATGAAGCGGACTATCTAAATCCTAATTCCACCCAACCTGCGTTGCGTGGTGCAATTGAGGAGTTCTCCTCTAACTGTTCTTTTATATTCACCTGTAATTTTAAGAACCGTATCATTGACCCTATACATTCTCGTTGTGCCGTTATTGACTTTAAAATCAATGGTTCTAAGGCCAAGATGGCCTCACAACTATTTAAACGTATTGAGTGGGTCTTAAAAGAAGAAGGGGTCACTTATGACAAAGAGGTCGTGGCCGCAGTTATTACTAAACATTTTCCTGATAATCGCCGCATTCTTAATGAGTTGCAGCGTTATAGTGTATCTGGTACTATTGACAAAGGTATTCTCACCTCTGTGTCCGATGTACAGTTAGGTGAACTTATAAAAGGCTTGAAAGAGAAAGACTTTGCAGCCGCTCGTAAGTGGGTTACCAACAACCTAGACAATGACCCAGTTAAGATTTATCGTAAACTTTATGATTCGTTATATGAATCATTGAAATCACAATCCGTTCCACAGATGGTTGTAATTTTGGCTAGATATCAATATCAAGCTGCCTTTGTGGCAGACCATGAAATTAACATGATTGCCTGCCTTACAGAAATTATGATGGATTGTGAGTTCAAATGACCAAAGAAGAATTAATGAATGAATTAGGTCTTGCTGGTGAAAAGATTGTAATCAATATGTTGAGTGGTGAAGGTTGTAGAATTGAATCTTCAATCAACAAATATGATTCAGAGAAAGACTTGATGGTAGATGGACAATATAAAGTTGAGGTTAAAACTCAAGTTCCATTTATTATGAAAAACTCTTTTACATTTAAACCAAATCAACTACGCAAATGCCGTTCCGTTGATGTACTTTATTTTGTTTCTGTACCAGCACCTCGCCATACGGATAAGTGGGCTGGTTGGATTTTCAGAGTCGAACCAAAGAACTTTGTCACCTCATCATATAGAACCAAAGATGGCCGTGAAATGATTTTAATTAATCGTGAACAACCTGCTTTGATTCCTGTTAAAAAAATGTCTGACGAAGAAGCAAGAGAACTCCAGAAGTACACCGTCTCGGAGTATTGATATGCCAGATTTATTCAAAGAGATTGTACCATCAATCTTACAAACTAAGAAGTCTGTCTTTCAAGATGATTATGATTACAAAGATTATAAACCATTTGTGGTTAACCGTGCTCTGTCTTATCATATGGATTGTGTTGGTTATGTCAATGAAATGAATGTTCACTCTGGCCTTGATTCAGATATGCAATATCAGTATCTTCTAAATACCATTAGACCTATGAAACGGAAATTTCAACCGTGGCAGAAATCAGAGGTTGATAGAGATATAGAATCTGTTAAGTTATATTTTGGTTTTTCTAATGCAAAAGCTAAAGAAGCATTACGAATTCTAAATGATGACCAAATCGCTGAAATAAAAGCAAAAACAAATAAAGGCGGAGTGAACAAATAATGATTTCAATTAATGATTTAGTTGAAGTTACACTAGATGAGAAAGATGATTTTTTAAAAGTTCGTGAGACATTAACCCGAATCGGTGTAGCTTCCAAAAAAGATAGAATTTTATACCAGTCTTGTCATATTTTACATAAACAAGGTAAGTATTATATTGTTCATTTCAAAGAATTGTTTGCTTTAGATGGTAAACCTACGGACATTAGTGAGAACGATTTGTCTCGTAGAAATGCTATTGCCAAGTTACTTTCTGATTGGGGACTGGTAAGGATTGTCAACACCAGACAAATCGAAGAACCGCCACCCATCTTCCTATCTCAAATTAAAATTCTGTCTCACAAAGAGAAGAATGACTGGGAACTTACAGCCAAGTATAATATTGGTAAAAAACCACAAAATGCTCGACAACTAGTATAAATACTAATATAATTATGTGCTGGGCTCTTTGAGACGGCAATTTTTTAAACTCGCTTAATAAGGAGAAATCTATGACAAGCACACTATCTCTATTTCCACAATGGGAATCTATCCATAAGTCTTTGGATCCTTTTACTGTTGGTTTCGATGACATTCTAAACCAGATGCAGGAAGTCTCTAAGACCGTGGCTAAAAACATTCCATCATATCCACCATACAATATCAAACAAATCAAAGACAATAAATATGTCATTGAAATGGCAGTTGCTGGCTTTGCCAAAACTGATATTGAAGTTACTTTGGAAGGTAACAAACTAGTCATCAAAGGCGCAGCCAAAGATGAAGAACTACCGGAAAATTATATCTTCAAAGGTATTGCTGGCCGTAACTTTGAACGTACATTTACATTGGCTGACAAGATTGAAATCAAGGATGCCGAAATTGCAAATGGTATGTTAAAAGTCTGGTTGGAAAATATGGTAAAGGTTCAAGATGCAGTCAAAAAGATTGCCGTGAAATAAAATTCCAACAAAACGGTAAATAACCTAAGGGGCTCTTGACAGAGCCCTTTCTTTTTTGTATAATGGATTCATTATGAAAAATACTAAATCCCTATTCACCCCTGTACTAAAGAAGTTCCGTGTCCGTAATGGTAACGGAGATATTTTCTACACATATTCACATTGGGAACCACATGAAATTGATGGTGTCGCCTTTGTGCCTGTAACTAAGAGTATGCCGACCCAAGAAAGGACTCAGCAGCTCCATTACCTTCGTAAAGATTCTTTGGAAAATGTTAAATGATTAAATGGTTAAGATACTCTGGTTGTAATATTACATTGAAATTAAATCCTTTTCATTGGAGATTTTCATGTAAGTACATGAGTACCAATGAGGCTTGGGAAGTTGACCACCTTTCGTTGGAACTGTTTCCAATCACTATTCGTGTTTGGATTGATGACGGTAGTTGGTAATGAAACAAAAATTTATTGATGCCTACATGGATG